TCCTAAACTCGCCTTGAGACACTCTCTTTAGCGCCCATGTTGCAAAATCTTCCTCGAACACTATTCTAGTCTACTAATATTGTCCTCTTTTATCACTTCTATTTTTGATAGAAGTGGGTGAGTCCAACCGTGAGAAACTAAATATGTATTTAGGTCTTCCGATAGTAATATCTCTACTAATTTTTCTTTCCCTTCATCATCTAAAACACTGATAATTTCATCAAGAAATAAGGTGTTGATGCGAGAACTAGAAATACTACTCATTAATTTTCGTATTGCTAGTAATGTAGCAGTATTGACTCGAGCAAGTTCTCCACTTGATAAAGCTAATATGTCTACTACTTTTGAGTTGTCTGTGATTTCAACATTAAGCTTATCGTTTGTAACAACAAACTCTAGGCTGAATCGACCAGATGAGAGTTCTGCAAGATATTCGTTTGTCAAGTCCTCTAGGTCTTTAACAAGGCTTTCTATCTTATAAGCAAGTAATCCATTTGTACTAAATGCTTTTTTAAGTATCTCAAGGTGAATAGATTGTTCTTCTACTTTACCCAATGCCGCGACAATTTCTTCCAGTTCGTTCTCAAAACCCTCAGTTTGTTCTTGAATGATAGAGATACGAGTGTTGTGGCGTTCTGCCACTAGATTACTCGCACTCACAGATTCAATGTCTGAACGAATGGAACGCAATTTGGAAGAGACTTCGTCAATCTTGGAAGATATGTCATCACCGTCCAAAATTGTGGAAGGTAATGAATTGTCCCAATCACGAATAAGACTTTCGTACTCGCGTTGCTGAGAATTCCTAATTGTAACAAGTTTGTTATGTTCTCCTGCTTCACGCAAGTTCTCTTTTAGAAGCGTAATCTCATTAAGATTACGGGTCTTTTCATTCGTATAATTTGTGTTCAATTGTTCTATCTTTTCGTCATCTACTTCACTTTCGCAAGTCGGGCACTGCCCATCAAGTAGAGTCAATTTGTCCAAATGCGCTTGAGCTTCAGCCACTTTGGAACTATATGTTCCTTGTTGCTGCAGCATAGCGGTCAGGTCAATTTCGTCTCCACGATATAGCCTGTACTCGTTGTTTTCACACTCGGTAAGTTGTTCTTTAATAAAATTATTATCTGTAATTTTTTTATTACTTTCAGAGATTTTTTCAAAGTCGCGTCGTAGAGAACTTAAAAGGTTCTCATCTTCTTCTGAAGATTTTGGCAGATTTAATATTGGAAGTATATCGGTACTCTCCAATTTATTTTCTGTTAACCATTTTACTATTGTATCAGATTTACTGTTGAGGCTATTAACATCAAAAGAAATCTCTCTAGCTGCGTCCTTGAATATATCAAAGAATTCTACATATTCTTCTAGCTTTAATAGATCAATTAGAAACTTTTTCCTGTTTGTATCTGTCGCAGTTAGAAACTGTAGTGATGTGTTCGTGTTTTGATACACGAGTTGTGTAAATGTTTTAAAATCTAATCCAAGTAAATCTTGGACTGTTTTATAAGTATTAGTAGCCGTGTGGCTAGAAATATCTTCTCCGTTCTTATAGAATTTACACTTGATACTAGCCTTACGAGATACATCAATCTCGTAGTCGTTATCATCTACCGTGAAGGTAAGATTGATACTGTATCCGTCATTTATAAAACGGTTTTGGATTTCTTGTTTTTTTATTCCTTTACTATTCTTGTTGAATAGGACTTCCTCGATAATAAGTGGAATGGAAGACTTGCCCATTCCATTTGTCCCAACAAGTTGGGTGAGGTTACTGTCATTAAGATCAAGAATGTTACCTTTGCCATAACTGAAACAATTATCCCAGCGTAGCGTTTTTAGAATAATCATTAAACACTCCCATTATTGATTTTATCTTTTCATCATTTAAATTAAGTATTGCACTTAAGTACTCTACCAGTTCTTCCTCCATACTCATTTCTTTGAGATTAAGCGTAGCTTCACTACTTCGTTTTATTACTTTCTTATCAAGTAGCTCGGAGTTTTTAATTGTTGCCAAGTCAGCTACATCTCCTTCAATCTCATAAATGGTGTGGTGATAGTCGGTGGCAATCATATCGTCCTCGTTAGTTACGGTTCTCCGTAACAGTTGTGGAAGATCAAATTGTTTCCAACTCCATTCCTCATCCTTAATTATAAGATACCCTGTCTTAACAACTTCTCTATGAAAAGAAGTGGTCATTGGTGAGCCAGGATAGACAATGTTCCTTTGCGTATTAGTGTGACTATGTAAGTCTCCAGCAAATACAACAGGGAAATTCTTAAATCTTTCCAAGTCAACCTCGGGCGTCACATGAGGGGGTATTTCACCCCTTACATGAGTATATAAAGGTTTGTTAAAATTACAGTTCTCTATCGAACCCTTCTTATGCAAATCTGCATAGGGCAGGATAGTTCCCCACTCATATTCGGTGGTTTCGTCTATAATCTCAACGAGGGGGTTTACATCTTGAGTAGCACGCTTAAGGTTAGAAAAGAAGGTCATATTCTTTTTGGTTGCTTCATGGTTACCATCATAAATGATAGTAGGAATTGTTATGTCTTTAATAAAATCAAAGTACAATGTCAATTCGTCCATTGAAGGAACTCGGTCAAATATGTCCCCGCCTATAACATGAAGGTCGACATCGGGCTCAAGCTCTTGAATTGCTTCAAAGAAAAGCTGATATCTACTACACGCCCAAGGCATGGGTACATTCTTTTGTCCTAGCTTAATGTGCCAGTCTGCTGTAAATAAAATGTTCACGCTACGAAGTCATCTCCTAGTTGCCATGCGCAACCTGTAAGTCCACCAGCCTGTAAGGCTTGTAGTGTTCTTAGTACTTCGTTTGCATTTCTGCCTGTATCTAGTGCGTTAACTGATACATGTTGGATAATATTATCGGGGTCGATAATAAAGGTTGCTCTGTAATGAACTCCATTTTCTTCGTCAACTATCCCTAGTTCACGACCAAGAGTAAGTCCAGAGTCTGCTGCTAGTATGTGGCGTATATTTCTAATGCCATCATTCTTCTCTTTCCATGCAACTTTGCAGTATTCGTTATCTCCACTAACACCGATTACATCGGCTTCGCCTACAAGATAATCCATATCTGCAATCTCTGTAGGGCAAATGAAAGTAAAGTCTTTTGGATAAAAGTACATTACTGTCCACTCGCCGATTAACAATTCAATAGTATTGATACTATTGTCAGGTTCTACAGCTTCCATTGAGAAACTAGGGAATCTATCTCCTACTGAGTACATAATAACCTCCTTACGAGATTTTGAACTCAGAGTCTACATCAGAGGGAGCTTCTGCGCTTTCAGATGGTTGAGTAACTCTTTGTAGTAATTCTAGTTGAGCGTCAGCAGTTGGTCTTGGTAAGACATCATCCATGGAGCGAAGGTCAACACATGCGGCTGTCTCTGCTTCATTTAGAGGTCTTTGTTTGCATTTTAATGCTTGTAGTCTATACTCTACATTAAAAGCCATTGGTCCAGTTTTAACTCTTTGGAAGTATACATCCCAACCTGTTTCGGGATCAGTTGGATCTCCGAGGTCTTCTGCTGCTACCATGATCTGTTCCATGAGTTTCTTTTTGAGATTGACAACTTTTACTTTGCCATCTGCAGGATCGATTCCTTGAATTGCGTATGCCCAACCACATTTAAGGTCTGGGAAGAACTCTCTTACGAAATCTTTATCCTTGTTATTAAATGTTTCTGTCTCACGATCGTAGGCTAAGCATTCCATAGGAATATTCTTGCCATTTTCTCCTTTGATCCAGTAAACATATCTTGGTAAGATATCACCAACTAAGCGAATTACGTTATCGCCTTCCTTGTAAGTGTATTGATCTATCTTGTCTTTTTTTGCGGACCCTTGAGCCTCATTAAATTTTAGTGCCATGTTGTTATTTTCTCCATTTAGCGTTATCTTCAAAGAGAAAGTGTACTAGACCATTTTCTATCCGAAGCATTCTATTGCGATTTACTATCGTTGTATCCACAGGTAAGTGTATCAACTCTAGTGTTGACTCCCCTGTTTGTTTGTATTTAAAATAATTTCGGTACGAGGCTACTGCTATATATTCGGCAGCTTCTTTATTACTGTAGTTCTTTCGTTCCACTAGTAACTGTCTTGGATTAAGTAAAAAACTATTACCAACAAAGCTCTTGCCAAAATACTTGAAAGTCTTATCCTTCTTACTAGAAGGCATGACTTTATAAGTCAATAGATGAACGACTGTAAGAATCGAAGTTGAATCTCCTTTCGTCTCTCTAAATATCTTTTCCCAATTGTATTTTATCATATATTATAACAAATTTTAAAACTCATGTCAAGTAGTATTTTTCGGAGGTCCTTACAGGGTTGATATTTCATAACCCTCTTTCATGTAGTATCCCATGCGCATACTAGCCTGTCTTTTTGCTGTCTTTCCAATTAAATTAATATCGACTACTATAGGTTGTAACTTTCCTTCATAGTCCCGAATTATTCTCCCAATGAGCTGTGTAAGTAACGGCTCATTATTTACTGGTGTTGCCAGTACTAAACAGCTAAGAATATTGAGAGAAATACCCTCAGAGAATATAGACTGTGTCCCATACAGAACATCTTTATCCTCAAAGATCTGATTAATTATGTCGGCTCTGTCTTCGTGGTGTACTCCGCCCGTTACACAAACTGCGTTATCTCCAGTGAGTTTCGCACAGTTTTTTAGGAAGTCCACTCTATCAGATACCACCAACACTTTATGACCTTTAGCAGCATATGCTGATGCAGCCATAGCCACAGAATGTTGGTACTCTGGGTTATAAGCTAATTCATTCACTCTATTAGCCCAAGGTATACTATTTCCATCCATGAAGCGTATATCCATTTGTAGGATATTAATTTTAGGCATCATGAAGTTTTCCTTTGGTGGTTTAAGGACATTGTTTCCAAAGTAATCACAGAAGACTACATGTCTACCATCTTTTCTTTGTAATGTTCCTGTCAACCCTATCTTATGTTTAGCGCAGTTCTTATCTATAATTCTAGAAAAGGTCTTACTACTAACATGATGCATTTCATCAAGTATGATAGTGCCAAACTCTTGTCTTAACTCTGGAATCTTTCTGTATAAACTTTGTATATTCCCAATT